GTCTTTTTTGTCTATGGTGGAGTGGATACAGAGCAAAGAGAACGTGTTAGAGAAATTACAGAAAAAAGTGATAACGCTATTATCGTTGCAAGTTATGGGACTTTCTCTACTGGCATTAATATCAGGAATTTGCATAACATTATTTTTGCTAGTCCTAGTAAGTCCAGGATAAGAAACCTACAAAGTATAGGTAGAGGTTTAAGAATAGGTGATAGTAAGCAAACAGCTACTTTATATGACATATCAGATGATTTAACCTATAAAGAAAAGAAGAACTTTACGCTTACTCACTTTCAGGAAAGAATAAATATTTACAACGAGGAGGGTTTTAACTATGAAATACATAGTGTAAACCTAGACAACAATGCACCAACCAACTGATTCAGTAAAAATAATACGACTAGTTTCTGGTGAAGAAATCTGCTGTGTTTTACCTAAAGATCAATTAGAAAAAAAATCTAGCATGTTAAGATTATCTGAGCCTATGCTTATTAAATATGTACCTCATGTTACACAACAAGGTATATCAGATTATATTGCTTTAGTTAAATGGGTTGGTTTTACAGATGATAAAATCATTACAATTCCTAAAGATAAAATTCTTACTATTGCAACTGCTACAGTACCATTTACAAAAAGGTATCATATACTTGTAAGTAGTTTAAGTAAACAACCACAAAAATTGCCTTCTTTTGTAGAGCGTGATTTAAATGAGGAAGATTATGAAGAACTTGATAGATTTTCTACTGAAGATAAAAAAAAACTTAAAGACTCACTTGATAGATTTGAAGAAATGTTTAATATGCCTAGTAAGAAGATTCACTAGCTTAAAAGGTTCCCTGGTGAAGCGCCTACACAGCGATTATACACCCGAGACCAGAAAATGTCAAGCATCCACAACATAAAAGCTTGACTTAAAATATGAAAAAGAGTATAATAATATTATGACTAGAACAAAGAAAAAATCAGAACATTATGTAAATAATAAAGAGTTTTTACAGGCAATGATTGAATATAAGGATCGTTGTGATAAGGCAGATAAAAGAAATAGAAAAAGACCTCCTGTAACCAACTATATTGGCGAATGTTTTTTAAAGATTGCAAACCATCTATCATACAGACCTAACTTTATAAATTATACATTTAGAGATGATATGATTAGTGATGGTATAGAGAATTGCTTACAGTATTTAAATAATTTTAACCCTAAAAAATCAAACAACCCTTTTGCGTATTTTACTCAAATAATCTATTATGCTTTTATAAGAAGAATACAAAAAGAAAAGAAACAGGCAAATATAAAATATAAGATGATTGAGTCTGCAAACATAGATGAATTTGATGTAATACCAGGTGAAGAAAACTCTGAATACAAAAATCAATTTTTAGAATTTTTAAGAAAGAACAAACCAAGTAGTGAAGAACCAAAGGCAAATGAGATAAAAGTTAAGAAAAGAAAAAGAAGAAATTACTCAAGCGTTTTAGATACATAATGATAAATGACATAGTTATAGTGGGTGGTGGTACCGCAGGTTGGTCTACAGCACATCACTTTATTAATAAAACACATCATAAAACAAATATAACTGTGGTTGCAACACCAGAGATTCCTATTATAGGTGTTGGCGAAAGTACGACAGGTCGTTTTAATGATTTAATAAGATTAACACCCAACTTAACAGGTGTAAATGAAAAAGATTTTTTAAAAGAAACTGAATCTACTTTTAAGGTAGGTATAAAACATAGTGATTGGCACACTATAGGTAAATCTTTTTACTCTCCTATTGGTGATAATTATTATAATGATACAAAATATCCACATGAAGATTATGACGATTTAAGAATATATCACGTTGCAAATAAATTAGATTATGACAAAACATTTCAATCACGTTTAATGGCAGAAAACAGATTACATTTTTCTAACCAAGTTAGCAACATTTACGAAAAATTTGAGGCTCCACCAGTAGCATATCATTTAGATACTTACAAAGTAGGACAATATTTAAAAAGAAAAGCTGTTGCAACAACTAAATGTAACTACATAGACGATCAGGTTATAGGATTTAAACAAGATGAAAATGGTTTTGTGAAATATTTAAAAACAAAATCAGGTAAAAAAATAAAAGGTGATCTCTTTGTTGATTGTACAGGATTTGCTAGAGTATTAATTGATAAGGTAGAAGAAAACAAATGGGTATCATATAAAGATAATTTATTAGTTGATAGTGCTTTAAATTTTAATTATGAAATAGATGAAGACGAAGAAGTAAGAAACTATACACACGCATGGGCTCAAAAACATGGTTGGTGTTGGGAGATACCTACACAAACTAGAATGGGTTGCGGTTATGTTTTTAGTAGTCAACATACAAACTTTGATAAAGCACATGATGAAATAAGTAAAAAATTAAAACATAGAAAAATAAAAGTACAAAGAGAAATAAAATTTAATACAGGTAGATTAAGTAAATTTTGGGTTAAAAATGTATTGTCAACAGGTCTATCAAGTGCATTTATAGAACCATTAGAAGCAACTTCTATTCATGCTACGATAATGCAGATAACACACTTTATTGAAAACTATTATAAACATGATATGCCTTTTAAATGTAATTTATTCCAAGATCAATATAATTCAGAGATGACACAAATGTGGGATAATATTAGAGATTTTATAATATACCATTATATTACTCCTAGAAAAGATACAAAGTTTTGGAAAGAATCAAGTCATAAAGATAGATTGAGTCCTAGACTCAAAAATCTTTTAGAAATGTGGAAACATAGAATGCCACGTGAAGTTGATTATATTAATGACAAGGGTAATAATTTTTATTCTATAGGTAATACTTTGTATTATCAAATTGCAATAGGCATGAAACTATTAAATCCTAAAGTCGCAAAACAAGAATTAAAAGATTATGGAATATATGATAAGGTAAAACAAACATATGAACAAGTAAACAAAATGGTAGAAAACCACCTAGATACATTTATTAAAACAAATGAGTATTACAAAGCATTATGAAAATAGCATTATTAAATGATACACACTTTGGTGTAAGAAACGATAGTGAAGCATTTAGAAACTATCAATTAAAATTTTACAATGAAATATTTTTTCCTTACCTAGAAAAAAATAACATTAAAACATTGGTACATTTAGGTGATGTAGTTGATAGAAGAAAATTTATTAACTTTCAAACTGCTTCTATTTTTAGAGATCAGTTTTGGAATAGATTATGGGATAATAAAATTGATACTCATATCATTATAGGTAACCACGATACTTATTTTAAAAATACAAATGATGTAAATGCCATAGAAAATTTATATACAAGTTTTGATGGTATAAACGAACCATTTATTTACACAAAACCTAAAGTTGTAGATTTTGATGGTGTGCCTATTTTGTTTATGCCTTGGATATGTGATGATACTAGAGAACAATCTATGCAAATGTTAAACACAGCAAAGGCAGATATTGTTATGGGTCATTTAGAAATTAAAGGTGTTGAAATGCAAAGTGGCGTAATCAATGAACATGGTAATGAAAAGGCAGATTTTAAAAGATTTGAAAGAGTAATATCAGGTCATTTTCATAAACACACAGACGATGGTCAAATATTTTATTGTGGTGCTCAATATGAGATGACATGGTCAGACTACCAAGACCCAAAAGGTTTTCATATCTTTGATACAGAAACAAGAGAACTTGAACGAATATGGAATCCTAATACCATACATAAAAAGATAATATATGATGATAAGAAAAAAGATTATGATAACTATGACATAACACCATATCACAATCATTTTATTAAGTTAATTGTATTAAATAAAACCGATGATGAAAAATTTGACAAATTTGTAGAAAGATTGTATAATGAAATAACTGTACACGATTTAAATATTATAGAGGACTATTCAGATATTAAAGCAAGTGTACGAGATGATATAGTTGAAATGGGTGAGGATACAGTTACGTTCCTAAATAACTATGTTGACCAATTAGAAACAGATGTAAACAAAACAAAACTAAAAGAATATTTAAAATCATTTTATATAGAAGCAAACGATAATGCCTAAAAAAGAACTACCTAGAAAAGTAATAAGACAAGAGATGTTATGGCCTACACCATATTGGCACACAATGATATGGGAGTTTATGAGAAGTGAAACTAGAGTAACTTTTAACGAAGACTTTACTGGTTGGATACAAGGTGAAATGGAAAAAAATAAGTCAGTTAGAAAATCAAATAGAGGTGGTTGGCAAAGTGGTTTATATAAACCAGAAGGTGAGTTTGAACCTTTAGTAAAAGAAATAACAGAATTTTGTAAACATCTACCTTTAGATATAAAAGAAATTCATATACCACAGTTGTGGGTAAACGTAAACAAAAAAGACGATTGGAATATCATACATCAACATGGTGGTTATCATTTATCAGGAACCTATTATGTTAAGGTGCCTAAAGATAGTGGTCGTATTATTTTTAGAGATCCCAGACCAGGTGCAATAGGTAACAATCTTATGGTTGATAGATTTGATAAAGGTGAATTTAAAAATGTAAAAACAGTAGAAGGTTTACTTATGTTATGGCCTGCGTATTTAGATCACTTTGTAGAATCTAGTAATAGTGATGAAGAAAGAATATCAATTAGTTTTGATATAGTTGCAAGATGATATATTTTAAAAAGTTAAGATGGCGTAATTTTTTATCTACTGGTAATCAGTTTATTGAAGTAGATTTACAAAAGTCACCATCAACATTAATTATAGGTTCTAATGGTTCAGGTAAATCAACCTTACTTGACGCATTGTGTTTTTCCTTATTTAATAGACCATTTAGGACAATTAAAAAAGAACAACTTGTAAATACAATTAATGGTGCTGACTGTGAAATACAAGTAGAGTTTGAAACAAATGGCAAAGCATATAAAGTTGTTAGAGGAATAAAACCAAATATATTTGAGATATATTGTAATAATGTTTTATTAAACCAAGACGCCTC